GAGTCTATAGCTAAGAAAAAGGGATTATATCCGTTAGAAATCAGGGTAGTTAATGCAAATGAGAAGTTTAGTGAGGAATTGTTGTTATGAACAATAATTTTGAGAAAGATTTGGCAGATGGCCACAAAGGAGAGGAGGCGGTCAAACATTTTGTTGAGACAGTTATGCTTAAGCAGTTTATTAAGTTCAATAACACTGCAGCGTATGACATTCTTTTCCAGAATGACTATGAAGAGCCAGTAACGTTTGAGGTAAAGACAGATTATTGGGAGAAAGACATGAGTCAAGGAGGGTCAGGTAACATGGCTATTGAGTACAAGTGCCGTGGGAAGGCTAGTGGTATTAGGACAACTATGGCTTCACATTTTGCATATTACTTTCCTAACATATCAGATAAGCATCTTTGGATAATAAAGGTAGAAGATTTGAAAAAATTGTTAAAGAATTGTGTTTCTAAGCGAGTAAGTGGCGGTGAGACATATTATGACAGTGATGAGAAGGTGGCTAAGTGTTTTTTGATAGACCGTTACAGGTATAGGAAGCATTTTGATGTTTATAGCTGGGATGGCGGGAGATGGTTAGCATCATCCGAATAATTAAGGACGGTGAAGTCATTGAAGAGTCAGACAATATACATGTTATAGGTGAGAAATTAATAATTCATGACAAAGCTGTTAAAGAGATAGTGATAACTGTGTTAAAATACAAGTATGAATAACGCAAAATACATTTCTCAGGCGATTGCAGGTGCAATGGAGATAATGAAAGACCAACCTTTGACATTGAATGAGTTTATAGATGAGGTGATGGGAGATTATATGGAGCATGAGCCTGGAACTTACGTTCCTTTAGGTGAAATGCATCAGCAATGGGAGGCAAATTTTGACAAGGGAGAATTTTCTGCAATAATTTGCGCAAGGGGTCACTTGAAAACGACATGGGGGTTGTGTGTGCTGGCATACTTTATGCATAAGCAGCCAAATTTCAGGGCGTTGTATATTTCTGCAACATTGGAACAGGCTTGGGACAAGTTGGAACAGTTTGAGGAACTTTGTAAGCGTAGTTGGCGTCTTAGTAATTATCTTGAGAAGGGTGATGATAGGAAAGTAACAATACGCAAGGGTGCTAAGCGGTTTAACAATGGAAGTAGGGTTCACGGTGCGAGTATAGGAAAGGCACTTGAGGGTCCGCACGTTCACATGATAATTTTGGACGACGTTTTGCAGGAGTTTCCAAATCTTACTGATGAGAAGGTAATTCATTATGTACAGAGAGTTGTGATGCCGATGCGATTGCCAGAGTCTAAGATGCTGCTGGTAGGAACTCAAAAAAGGGTTGGAGATATTACAGATTGGGTTTCGCAAAGTAAGGAGTGGAATGTGGTAAGACACGCGGCGTTGTTGGAAGACGGAAGTCCGCGTTGGCCAGAGTATTGGAATCAGGAGCGGTTGGACAAAGAAAAGGAGACAATGGGAAGTCGTGCTTTTGAGTCTGAGTATATGTTAAATCCGTTGGACCCAGAGAGTGCTGTAATTCCGTATGAAGTACTTCAGAGATGTTTGGATGAAAACTTGGATATGGGTTTGCCAGAGTATGATGAAGATATAAGCGTCATAATGGGTGTTGACTTGGCTGTAGGTATGAACAGTCAAAACGACGAGACAAGCTACGTTCTTGTGGCTTATAATAAGCGTACGGAGCACCGTAGACTTCTTTACAGTTGGACAGGTAAGGTAATGGCTCAGGGAAGTGGTTGGTTAGAGACTCAGGTGTTAAAGATACGAGAGTTAGCGAAAAGATTTAATCCTGATACTATAATGATAGAATCGAATGGGTATCAGAGACTTGTGGTTCATAGTGCGAGTGACTTGGCGGGCCTTCCAGTCGAAGGGCACAACACGGGACGCGAAAAGCACTCGCATGACGTGGGCATACCTGGGTTGGCCTTGGAGTTTGAGAAAGAGAGATACCAGATTCCGTGGGCGAAAGAAATAAGGGAAGCGAGTAAACCTGGGCCTAGAAAATTGACAGATGGATTGGCTAGGTTAATTTACGGTAAGAATGGAAGGTTAGAAGGACACACGCCTGATGCGGTGATGGCGTTGTGGATGTGTGAGTTGGCTATTAAAAGTATGAACAAAAAGGGATTAGCTTATGGTAGTTGGGATTACATATAGGAAAGTTTATATAGCATATTTACATACAGAACTCCCAACCAGATATGAAAAAGCGCACGAGGTTGGAAATTTATGGGATTAGCGATGATACAAAATCGAGTCTTAAAGAAATTGCTAAAGCAGAGAATGTACCAACGGGCGTCTTAGTAGAGCCGATACTTAGAAGATATGTAAAGGAGTATCGTGGCGGATAAACGAGATAGGTACAGGATTCCTAAAGGAGTAAAGAAGGAAGCGTTACAGGGCAGAGATTTGCGAGCTATGCATGGTTATGGTGGTGGCAAAGTAACAAAGGCAATCAACAAGAAATTAAGATATCAGAAAGACGTTGGTTACAAGACTGCAGTTAAGATTGATACATATTACAGAAGGCATGAGAAAGTAGACCCTCCAGCTAAGAATTTTAACAACAAGAAGAATCCAAGTAAGGGTTTGATAATGTGGAAGATGATGGGTGGAGATGCGGGCCACAGGTGGAGTAGGCAGTTACAAAAGAGTCTAGATGTAATACAAAAAAAGGAAAAGCTTAATAAGATAATTACTACAGTGGAGGCGATACAACTTGGCATGGTACGATAGAATTTTGGGGCGAAAGCCAGTGCGGAAGCGTTCCGCGTTAGAGGATTTGATTGAGAGAAACACAGCTAGTGTATTGAAGGATGCAAGGACTCCTGCGTATGGTACAATGGGCAGTAATCGCGCATTCAAGGCCGATATACTTCCTCCAGTTGACCAGAATTATCTAGAGCAATTAGCAGACAGGTATTCTCATCTTAGAACCGTTATCACTCGAATCGCGTCACAGTCCGTAGCGAAGGGATGGGAATACCACGCTGTTGGGGATGCTGGTGATAAAGAAGAACGCAAGATGTTAGATAAGTTGCTTAGAAATCCGAGTGGAGGTAATGCAGACATTACGGCATCAGAATTTTTTAAAGCAATGATACGACAAGTAGAGGTATTTGACGATTGTTGGGTAAGTATAGTATATGATAGGATTCAGGGAACTGATGGTAAGATAGTCAAGGAGCTTTGGGTAGAGGATGCTAAGCAAATGAGATTTGCGGTTGATGATTATGGTAAGTTTAAGAATGAAGAATATTTTGATGTAATTACCAGAAAGTTTTTAGAAAAAGGAGAATTAGGAGAAGGTGGATTTGAAGCAGAGCCGATGGCTTACTTTTATGACATGGGTCAGGATGAAGATAAAATTCCGTTTGCGCGGGATGAGATAATTCATTTTAATAAATACAGTGCGAATGCCAGATTGTATGGCCAATCGCCAATTATAGGTCTTTCTAAGAAAATCGAAACAGCTCTTGCAATTGAAAACTTCCAAAATAAGATTTATAAATTAGAAAGACCGCCAAAAGGTTTTTTAGATATTCCAGGCCATGATGAGGAATCGTTGAATAGGTTGGGAGAATATATTGCGGAGGAAACCAGACGTAATCCGAATTTTGTTCCAATTATAAGTAGTAGGGGTGAAGGTACAGGAAGCGGACAAGCGAAGTTTGTGCCCGTTATGCCTAACATGGATGAGTTGATGGCTTTACCATATATGGAGCGCATTAACAACGACATAAACGCATCGTATGGTGTTATGCCTATAGTAACAGGTAGCACAGCGGGTGTAGGTGGGTTGAATGCAGAAGGCGAGCAGATATCTTTGTTTGACAGAACTGTGTTAGAAACTCAGCAATGTTTGGAAATGGGATTTCTTAAACCATTGATGAGATTGATGGGAATTAAAACATGGAAGGTAAAGTTTGCAGATATTAATGTAAAGAATGAACAACAGCATTTGGCAAATATGTTACAAAAGGCAAATATAATTACAGTGTTAAATAAATTAGGAATTAAGGCAACTCTGGATAAGGACGGAAATTTGAAATTGCCTGATGAGCCTCAAGTTACAGTAACAGATGAAAAACCAGAAGTAGGAGCATTAAAACCGTGACAAGGTGCAAGAAGTGTATGGCAGGAGAAAGTAGAGTTAGGATTATGTCTAACGGATTATGTGAAGAGTGCGAGCATGACAGGGCTTGGAATAACAAAGGCGAAGAGAATCGGCAGCGCAACATGATAAATAGAATGCACATGAGAAAAAGAGTAGAAGATGTAGTAAACCGTAAGTGGAAGGAAAAGTACGGCAATGCGTCTGTAGAAGAAGTAGCATCTTACAAATGAGTGCAATAGAATGGGACGTAGAAGGATTTTATAGAAATATTAATTTTTTTAAAAATAACGAAAATTGGGTTGAAATATTAGCGGTTGCAGCAGCTAACATACAAGATGAGATAAGAGACGATGCAGAAACTATACTGTATAGCCAAGTAAATCGAAAAACGGGTTCAATTGGAAATAGCATTGAAACTACAGTAGATATATCTGATGATGACCT